ACCCAGGCGCTCGCATATCAAGGCACATGCTACGCCTGCGCAGCCAGTTATCAGCTCGGCGACGGAGCCGACATCGGCAATCACAACTTCGAGATTATCGGCGCTCTCGCTGGTACGGGCGTCAACGGTATCGACGCCGATCCCGCGCGGGTCGTCAGCGACTTCCTGATCAACCCGCAATACGGCGCCGGCTTCTCCGCCGCCAGCATCAATGCGGCGACGCTGTTCGGCTCGGGCGGCGACGCCTCGCTGCAGAGCTATTGCGCCGCGCTCGGCATCGCATTCAGCCCGGCTCTGGTAAATCAGGAACAGGGATCGAGCATTCTGTCGCGCTGGCTGCAGATCCTCAATTGCGCCGCGGTCTGGAGCGGCGGCCAGCTCAAATTCATTCCCTATGGCGACGCTGAGATCCCCTCCGGCAATGTCGTTCGCACCGTTCAATTCGCCGTGCCTACCCCGGCGCAGGCGAGCTCCGGGGTCACGCCGCCGCCCTCGATCAGGGTCTGCACACCGTCCGAATTCGCCGCCGACGGGGGCGTGACCTATGCAATCACGGGCTCGCCGCTGACCTATATCGGGTCGTCCCCGCCCTCGATGGCAGGCGCTTACGGACTCTCGCCGCAAGGAACCTACCTGTTCGCCGCCGGCGACGAAAGCCAAGTGGTCTCGATCTCCTATACTTACGCGTCGCCGACCAGCTACGTGCCGAACCTGACTCCGATCTACGACCTGACCGACCTCGATTTCGTCGACGACAAGGGCAACAAGGACCCGGTTCAGGCGGCGCGACTCGATCCGTTCTCGCTACCGACGATTCAGCGCGTCGAATGCCTTTCCCGAACAAACCAGTACGTTGCGACGCCCGTGGAGGCGCGCGATCAATCGCAGATCGAGCTCTACGGTCCTCGGGTCGGCTCGACAATCCAGGCACATGAAATCTGCGACGAAGTGAATATCGGCCCGATCGTGGCGCAGGCAATCCTGCAACGCCTGCTCTATGTCCGCGCGCATTTCACGTTCAAGCTGTCCTGGGAATATGGCCTGCTCGATCCCATGGATATCGTGACGATCAGCGACGCCAATCTCGGTTTATCCAACTATCCCGTACGTATCACGACGATCGAGGAGGACGACAAGGGCCTGCTGACGGTCACCGCGGAGGAGCTGACCGTCGGCGTCTCGACGCCGGTTCTCTATCCCAATTCGGGGCCTTCCGGCTTCCTCCCCAACCGGGCCGTCGCAACCGATTCGATAAATGCGCCCTTGATCTATGAACCGCCGTCGGCGCTCACCGGCGGAACGGCACAGATTTGGGTCGGCGCCTCCGGGGGAGGAAATGGGGTCTGCGATCCGAACTGGGGCGGCGCCAATGTCTGGATTTCGCTCGATGACATCACCTATTCGCAAGCGGCGACGCTCACGCAGCCCCTCCGACAGGGCTTCCTGACGGCAGCGCTGCCGATGGCGAAGGGATGGGACAGCGCCGACACGCTGTCGGTGAACCTGGCTGAGAGCGGCGCTGCGCTGAGTGGAACCTCTGTGGCTGGCGCTCAGAGCGGCGCAACCCGTTCGCTCGTCGATCGCGAACTTCTTTCCTACGAAAACGCGACCCTCGCGGCGCCCAATGTCTACAACCTGACGGGATTGCAGCGCGGCATCTACACGACATCGGGCGCCTCGCATTCGAGCGGCGCGGCGTTCTGCCGGCTCGACTCAGCCGTCGTGCAGTATCCTCTACAAAGCCAATATATCGGGCGGACTCTCTATTTCAAGTTTCAGAGTTTTAATGTGTTCGGCGGCGGCGTCGAGGCGCTATCGAGCTGCATAGCTTACACTTACGTGCCGACCGGCGCAGCGCTGGCCGATCCGATCGCTACGCAATTGCTGGGCGGCTTCTCCGTTGATTTGGGCAATGTCACGACGACAGCGTCAGTGTTTGACGACTTCGGTAACGCGGTGACTGGGTCGAGTGCAGTCATCGATTTGGGGAACGCCTGATGAGCGAACAACTCAAGCTGCGCGGCGACACCGCGACCAATCTCGCCAGCTTCACGCCGGCGCAGCGCGAATGCGTCGTTGACATCACCAACAACCGGCTATGCGTCGGCGACGGATCGACGGCGAATGGATGGCCGCTCGCGAAGCTCTCCGAGGGCGCCTGGACGGTGTCGACGGGCGTCATGCAAAGTGTGCTCTCGCAGCGCGCGGCGATCACGAGCCAGCCGGTTCCGACGCTGCGGCCGACCACAGCTAACACGGCGATCGCGTTCGACGTCATGCCTAGTGGGGCGCCGTCAGGGAACGAATATGCCTGGGTCGACATCTGCGACGCAGATTGCTTCAACAACACGTCGACCGCCACAAACTTTCTGCACCTGTCGGCGAACCCGACCACGTTGGAAGTCGGCTCCGCGAGCCTGTACGGCGGCGCGGGCAAGCCGCTCATCTTCACCTATGGCGGGACCGAAAAGTTTCGCCTCAACGCGATCGGACTTGGCGTCGGCGTCAACGGCAACACGTCCTTTTCGCCACTCACCGTCTCGACCAATGCAGCCGCGCTGCCTGTCTTTGCAGGGTTCACGCACGTAGTGCATGTTGGTGCAGTTGACGGGGGTATCTCTGGGATACTGATCGACGCCTTTGGCAACAATAATCAACTCGATCAGCGCACAGCCAACGGGACGGCGGCTGCGCCTACCGCATTAACTATTGATCAGACCATCGGGCAGCAGAATTTTCACGGCTACAATGGATCCGCGTACGCCAAGAACAAAGGCTCGGTCACTTGTGCGGCGGCGGAAAACTGGACGACCACGGCCAATGGCACTTATCTCAGTTTCTATGTGACAAAGCCGACGACCACGACGCTTGTCGAAGCGCTCAGGATCGTCGGAAATCAAATCGAATTCAAAGCTGCACAGGCCGACCAGAGCAAGATCGACGTCTCGCCGGCGACCGGCTTCTCACAGACGATCGCCAACAATTGCACGACGCTGCTGCTCAAGCCGTCGGGAACACTGGCGAGCGGAACCGTCGTCATGCCGGCGGCGCCGGTCGATGGCCAGATTGCGCGCGTGCTGTCGTCGCAGACGATCACATCGCTGACCGTCTCGCCAAGCTCCGGCCAGTCGGTCATCGGCGCGCCCGCGACGACCGGCCCGTCGGCGCCGTTCTCGATGATCTACGACCTCGCCAGCACGACCTGGTACCGGACGTGAACTGAGCTTCGTGCTCTTTTCTTGGGCCATGCGCTCTCCGCCAGAAACACTGATCATCGGAGCATTCGGATGACGATGACGAGGCAGCTCGCCGCGCTTCTCAGCGCGTTGCTGTGCGCACTGCTTTGGGTCGCGGCCGCCGAGGCGCAGACTTGGCATGACGTCAACGGCACGATCGTCCCTGGCTCCGTGCCGCTCATCGGCTGCTCCACGATCGCCAACTGCGCCGGGCCTGTCTCCGCGTCCAACCCGATGCCGGTCACGGGCACGTTCACCGCGAGCCTCGGCGGCTTCACCCCGAGCGCCAGCGGCGCGCGGATGACGCCGCTCGCGGTGACGACGTCGGACACCTCCGGGGCGCTCCCCACCGGAGCCGTCGTCGTGGTCGAGAACGTCGGCGCGGCCAATCCGATGTTCTGCAATGTCAACGGGGTCGCGGCGACGACCTCGGATCAGGAAATCTCCGCCGCGAGCTGGTTTGCGTTCACGATCCCATCTGGCGTGACGACTCTGCATTGCATCGCGACGGGCGGCTCGACCACAGCCAACGGCCTCGGCGGCGCCGGGCTTCCCACGGGGGCCGGTGGCGGAGGCGGTGGCGGAAGCGGCGGCTCGAATGCGTCGGTCGGGTCGACAGGTTCCGCAGTTCCCGGCTCTTCGACCTATGGAGGCATGAGCGTCGGCGGCAATCTGACGGGTTTCGTAGGCACGGCGAACGGCCTCAAAGTGGACGGATCCGCAGCGACCCAGCCAGTCTCGGGCACGTTCTGGCAGGCGACCCAACCGATCAGCGCAGCGGCGCTACCGCTGCCGACGAACGCGGCGACTTCGACCCTACAATCCGCTCTCAACATCCTCATGGGCTCGCCGTTCCAGGCTGGTGGATCGATCGGTAACACCGCATTCGGAATATCAGGGACGCTCCCCGCGTTCGCCGCCACCCCCACGTTTAACCTGGGAACCCTCAACGGGGCAGCTACGGCGGCTAATCAAGAAGTAACCATAGCGGGGACAAGCGCGACGTCCGCGCAAGGCGTTCAGGGCGTCACGGGCGGCGTCGCGATGCCCGTGAGCGCCGCCGCGCTTCCGTTGCCAACGGGCGCGGCAACGAGCGCGAACCAAACGACCGCGAACACGTCCCTCGCTACTATCGCCACAAATACGGGGGCGGCGACGCCGGCAGGATCAAACACAATAGGTGGAGTAACACAGTCTGGCGCCCCGTGGTCGTTCAATCAAACACAGGTTAACGGCGTAGCGCTCGGATCGCCCGTAGCTTGGGGATCAGTCCCTACGGGAGTCGTCCCTAGTGCCAACGTCAATTGCGTTGCGGGCTGTTCCTCCGCCACTTCGATTACTGGTTGGGCTGGTGGCACTCTGGGCGCAATGGCTACCTACGGAACATCACCAGGCGCAGTATTGGTGCCAGGTGTTAATGCAAATG